CGTCCACGTCCAGATAGTCGCCCACCTTCACGCCGCCCAGCTGGTCTGCCGTAGCGGGCGGCAGGCTGTACGGCTTGCCGAACTTTTGGTCCGCCTCGCTCTTGGTGTAAAAGCTCCCGCTCTCCACCGCCGCGATAGCGGCGTCCAGCGCGTCGAGTTTGGTGTGCAGTTCGGTGGACAGCTGGGTCAGCATGGCCAGCGCCTGCGCCTGCAGCTGGGCCGTGGGGATGCCCTTGACCCCGTCCCGCATGACGCCGCACACGTCCTCGTCCGCGCGGGTGTCGGTGATGTCGGCGGCGGTGACCACCGAGGAGCCTGCGGGCACGCTCACCGTGCACAGGCCCAGCTCGTACTGGTTGTGGTTCTGCAGGATGGCGGGCGGCTCCGGAGCGGCGGCAGGGGTGCCGGGTTTGAGCTTGACGGCGGTCAGGTTGGCTGCGGTGTCGAACTGCAGCACCACCCGGTCGATGCGGGGCAGGGTGCCGTCGGCGTCCGGGACGGTCAGGTTGACCGCCTCCCGGCTGCAGGCCGAGACGCCCTTGAAGTCGTCGTAGTTGATCCACGCAAGGCCGGGGGCTACGGTGATCTGCCGCGGGCCGGTGACGCTGACCGCGTAATTTGTGTCTTTGGCGTAGACGCCGGAGGTGCGGGTGCACAGGTAAGTGCTCACGTCCTCCGCGTCGTAGGTGACGCCGTTCAGCGGGTAAGTGATGATGCTCATGGTTTCCTCCTGAGGATCGGTGTGCCGATCTCGGTAGTGACCGTGTTTTCGCCCTTCTGGGAACTCAGGGTCACGCTGGTAATGCGGGCCGCCGCCTGAATATCGGTGCCGGGCAGGCTGGCGGCCACCACCTTGCCCACCGTGACCGTTCCGGTCGGGGTAAAGCGGAAGTTCTCAATGCGGGTGTGCTTGGCAAGTTCCTGCTCACCCAAGGCCCGCAGGGACGCGAGATAATCCTCCTGGCTCTGGTTGTCCTCCTTCTTTTTGGAGGCAGCGTCCAGATACAGTTCCCGCCGGGCTGCGCCGGTGTTGCCGGTGGCACCCACGGTGACGGTGCCGTCCGCGCCCGCCACGGTCACGATGTTCTTGTAGTCGGTGATGCTCTCAGTGTAGGTCAGGCCGGTCAGGTTGCCGTACTGCGGGGCGTACCGGGCGTTGGGATCCAGTTTCGGGCGGTACAGCTCAAACAGCAGCTTTTTGGCCTGCTGGTCGAACCGCACCCGGAACCCGATGTCCAGTTTCTGGCACACCTGCTCGGCGATGCTGAGCAGGCTGCCGGGCTTTACCTCGCCGGTGTAGGTGTCGGCAAGATCTGCAAGCACGCCCAGCTCCAGCCCCGGCCATGCAGCCGCACCGGACACAAGGCTGCGCAGGGTGCTTTCCACCGCAAAGCCGCTCAGGGTCCGGGTGCTGATCCGCTCATCCAGGATGCAGGCGGCGTCCCTGGCCGAGATCACGAGCTTGTGTTCGGACTGGTTGGTCTGGGCCGAGCAGATGCGCATGATGCGGTCGGAGCCGGTGAGCCAGAGGTACCGGTCCGGGCGGCACAGGGCCTGCAGGTCGGTGGAGGCGTGCAGTTCCAGCTGCGCACCCTGCACCCCGCTGTACACGTTGTAGCGCTCCGGCCAGACCAGCGACACCCAGCTTGCCAGCCGGCCCAGCAGGTTCAGCTGGCCGTCGTAGACGCAGATGCTCTTGTGGCCGCCTGCCGTCAGGGCACTTGTCCGCTCAGCCATTGCCGCCCACCTCCAGGACCACGGTGGAAAACGCTGTGCTGCAGGTCAGGGTCAGGAACAGCCATTCCGTGCCGGAATCCGCTGTGCGCTGCCATGCCTGCGTCCCGTGGCGCAGGGTCCACAGGGTGCTGCTCCCGTCCAGCGTGGACATGATGTTGTAGCCGGTGTCGTCGATGATCTGTTCCAGTTTCAGCTGGCCGCTCTCGCGGTACAGCCGGAGCTTGTCGCCGTCCTGCAGGGTGGTGACAAAGCGCAGGAATTCGCCGGTCTCCGGGTCCTTGACGCCGGGGTTGACCACCGGGCCGCGGGCTTCCAACGTCAGAGCCCAGTCCTGGGTGTCCAGCCCGGTGTTGGCGATGCGCAAATAGTTGGCCTGCTCCCGCACGCCGTAGCTGTGCACATCGTAACACACCGGCAGGCGGAAGGTGGGTGTTACGCTCAAGGTCGAGACGGTGAGCTCCTTCACGCTGTGCCAGTAGGGGTCCGGGCAGTAGAGCTGGAAGCTGAAGGTGGGCCACAGGCCGGACACGCTGATGTCCGGGGTGCGCTGCACCTCAGCGTCGCACCAGTAGGCCCCGGCCACGGTCAGCCGGCCGGTGACGTAGGGGGCAAACACATCCCGCAGCTGGCGCTTGCAGTAGTCCTGATTGCGCAGGATGCGCCCGGTGACCGTGCGGGTCACGCCGGAAATGCTCCGGCTCTCCACGGTGGCACCCACCTGCTGGTAACCCTGGCTGGTCTCCAGATCCACGGGCAGGTCACCCAGCGGGGTGATGCTCCACAGCACGCCCGCCGCGTAACCAAAGGAAAAGGTCAGGCCGTTGCTGGCCTTGAAGATCGCGTCAAACACCCTGCAGCACCGCCCTTTCCTGTTCGTACTGTGCCTCGCGCATCAGGTCGGCAGCCGTCTGCGCTTTGCTGTAAATGTACTGGTTGACCTCGATGTTGGGCCGCTGAGTGCGCTGCGGCAGCGGAGCACGCTTCTCGTAATCCCACAGGGAGCCGGATGCCGTGGAGGTCGCGCTGCTGCCGGAAGTGCCGCCGGAGATGCCGGGGGTGGTCTTGCGCTTGAACGCGCCGCCGACGCCGGCCACGATGGCCGCAATGGCGGCGGTCAGGGCCACACCGGCCGCGATCATGAGCAGGGCCTGCGGGGCACCGAATCCGGTGGGAAACAGTGCCGCCGCGACGGCTTCCAGCATGCCCACAAAGGCACTGCCGATGGAACCGATCAGGGTGCCCATGGAGGCCAGAATTTCCGGGAAGCTGGAGATCAACCCGCCCTTCAGGCCGGTGCTGATGGCGGTGGCCGCCGCAGTGAGCGGGCCTTTCAGCCCCTGAAAGATGCCGGTGAGGGTGGAACCAAGGCCCTGCGCCTGCGTGAGCACGTCCGCAAAGCCGCTGGTCAGGCCCTTGGCGAGGTCGCCGCCCATATCCCACAGGCCGTTGGAGACGGCACTGACCCCCTTGCCCAGCGCGTTGTTGACCTGCTGGATCAGGTTCTTGCCGAAGTCGTCAATGAGCTGCTTTGCCTGCGGGGCAAGGCCGTTGTACAGGGTGGACAGCACCCATTCCCCCACGCTCTGCCAGTCCTGTTTCTTGACCGCGTTCACCAGCGTGCTGAAGGTGCCCACGACGCCCTTGTCGGCTTCGTCCTGCCAGCCCTTGACAAGGCCGTCAAAGCTGTTGGCAGAGGCTTTCTTGATCTCCTCGGTGGTCTGCGGGACACCGTCGGCGGCAATGGTCTTGACCCGCTCCACCGTGACCAGCGCCCCGTCCACGATGTCGTTGTAGGTCTCGGTGATGACCTGTTTCTGGGTCGTGGTTTTGTCGGTCAGGGTCTCGGTGATGGTCTTGGTGCTGGTGGCAATGCCATTGACCACGGAATCCGTTGTAGACGTAACGGTCTTGGCTACAGTGGCGGCAATTTCCTCGTAGACCTTCTGGGTCTGGGCGGTGGTCTTGCCGTTTTCGGTCACATACTTGGTGACGGTCTTGTAGTTCTTGGCCACACCGTTGACCATTTCCTTACCGGATTCGGTCACGGTCTTGGTCAGGCGGTCGTACTCTTCAGAGCCCTTTTTCAGGTGCTCGGTGAGTTCGGTGGTCTGGGTCGTGACCTTGCCCAGAGCATTCTGAGAAACGCTGGTGCCGACGTCCTGCAGGGACCACAGCAGGGTCTCGGCGGCCTGTGCGGCGGCCTTGGTCTTTTTGGCCGCCTTGGTGGCGGCGTCCCCGGACTTGGTATAGGCCGGGACGACCACCTCCGCCATGGACTGGGCGCTGTCGGCCACGTCGGCGTTGGCGTCCGCCCAGACGGAGGACCAGTCGTTCCCGCTGGCGGTTTTAGCAATGGTGGCACCGGCGGTGGCTGCGATGGCTCCTGCACCAACCGCACCGCCTTTGCCGGTGAGGCCGTTGATAAAGCTCTGGATAAGGTTCTTGCCCCACTGCACCGCCTGCGAGGGCAGGCTCTTGATCCAGGCAAGCGCACTGGAAAAGCCGCCCTTGAAGGCGTTCAGCAGGCTGGAGCCCATGCTCTTCACGCCATTGGCCACACCGGTGAGGATGGTCTTGCCGATGTTCAGCCAGTTGATGGCCGAGATCACCGACAACACGGCCTGCAGGATCTTCTTCCAGGTTGCCAGCAGATCCGGCACCGCCTTGACGATGCCCACGACCAGCTGCACGATGATGGAAACACCTTCAGCGAGGATCTTGGGCATGTTGTCGTTGATGATGCCGCAGATGTTGATGATGATGTCCGGCACATAGGCGATCAGATCCGGCAGACCGGCGACCAGGCCGTTGAGCAGCTGGGTGATAAGGTTCAGACCGGCGTCCACAAAGCTGGCCGCGTTGTCCCGCAGCTGGTCTGTAAATGCCAGCAGCTGCGGCAGAGCGGTGGAGAAGAACTCCGGGATGCCCTCGGTGAAGCCCTGTGCCAGGGAGCTGAGCAGCTCGGTGCCGGTCTGCAGGAGCTCCGGCACAAGGCTGTAAACGATTTCCGGAATGCCTGCCAGTACATTGCCGATCATGGGCAGCAGGTTATCCACAAGAAAGGTCTGTGCCGTGTCGGCCAGCGCCTGCAGCGGCTCGGTGAGGTCTGCGCCGGTGGACCAGTTGCCCATCACGTTTTCCGCAGCCGCCTTCATGGCGGCAAAGCTGCCGGTCAGGGTGGTGGCGGCTTCCTTGGCGGTGGTGCCGGTGATGTCCATTTCCTGCTGGATGATGTGGATGGCGCTGTACATATCGGCCAGATTGCCCAGATCGTACTTCACGCCGGAGATCTTGGTGGCGTCGTTCAACAACCGCTGCATCTCGGCCTGGGTGCCGCCGTAGCCGAGCTTAAGGTTGTCCAGCATGGTGTAATTCTGCTTGGCAAAGCCCTGATAGGCGTTCTGGATATCCTGCATATCCGTGCCCATCTTGTTGGCGTTGTCGGCCATATCCACCATGGCCATATTGGCCAGCTGGGCAGCGGCGTCGGTGTCTTGGCTGACGCTGGACAGCAGGCTGGCCGCAAAGCTGGTGGTCTGCTCCATGTAGTCGTTGGCAGAAAGCCCCACGGTCCGGTATGCCTGCGCGGCGTACTCCTTGACCGTGTCGGCACTGTCCTTGAACAGCGTTTCCACGCCGCCAAGGCTCTGCTGCAGGGCACCGCCCATGTTGATGGAATCCGAGATGATCTTGCCGATGCCGGCCGCCACGATGACGTTCTTCAGGGTGCCGACCAGTTTCTGGCCGATGCTCTGCCCGGTCTGCTCGCCAAGGCCGTCGGTCTCCTCGTCAAACATCTCAGTCAGGGCGCTTTTGATGCCCTGCGCCGAGGGCACGATCTGGACATACGCCTTGCCCAGTTCGATTCCGTCCGCCATGTTGTCAACCTCCTTTCAGCGCCGCAAGGGCGGCGTCAAATTCTTCTGCACTGGCGTAGCACTGCACGTTGCTGGTGTCCGCCTCGCCGCGCAGGTCGGCCAGCACGGAGGGCGGCTTGGACGTGTCGCTGTGCAGCCACCAGAGCACCTGGGTCAGGCGGTCGGCGGCATAGGCCAGCAGTTCCGTCTCAAAGTCCACCGTGCGGCCTGCCGCCTTGCGCAGGCTGCGGCTCGTTTCCGGCAGGCCTGCGGCCAGGGTGGCGGCCAGACGCAGCGGCAGGGCACGCCAGTCCAGCACATGGTAATATTGCGCGAAATCGCAGATCAGGGCGTCCTCGTCCGATGCGATCAGTTCGGCGAGGATGCAGAGTTTTTTCCGGCCGTGAAGCTGTTCATCAGCTCGCCCAGAGCGTCCGCCACCTTAGCCACCGGCACACGGCCGTCCGGGGTGCGCAGGTGGTCATACAGCTTCTTGCGGCCCTCCTTGCCCAGCAGGCGCAGGGTCAGGTGGCTCATATCAAAGACGTTGCCGTCCTGCATGCCGCCCAAGGCGTCCAGCAGCTCGGCGTCGTCCAGTGCGTCCTCGCTCAGCTCAATTTCAAAGCCGTCGTTGGTTTTTGCAGTGATCATGTCAGATCCTCCTTACACGCCCTTGGCGGTGATGTACTCGTAGTGGGTGTTGCCGGAAGTGTCCGGCACGGCGGTCAGGGTGGTGTTGTAACCCACCGCGCCGTTGGAATAGGTGATGTCGCCCACCGAGGTGACGGCGGCGTCCGGGATGACGATGCGCTTGTTCACATCGTCCTTCATGATCATCTCCACCACCCAGCAGCAGTCCTTCTGTTCTTTGGAGTTGGCCTTGACCGTGATGCCGGTGGTCAGGTCGCCGGTGACGTTGTCGTCACCGTACACGGCCTTCAGCACGTCAGGGTTCAGGGATTCCAGCAGGGTGAAAGCGAAGGTGTCCGGCTTCTCGGTCTGCTGGGTCAACACGGTGTCGCCGCCCCAGGCGGTGGTGTTCTCGCTGGAGGGGGAGTTTGCGTTGGTCAGGCCGTCGCTGGAGATATAGCCCAGGCTCTTGAATGCCTTGTCCAGCGCGGTCTTGGCGTCGGTAGGCAAAGTGGTGCCCAGCGGGGCACGCCAGACGGCACCGCCCACCTTGGGCTTTGCAGCGGTCACATTCTTTGCATCTGCCATAAAAAAGGCTCCTTTCGTTCTCAGTAATGCACCACGCCGAAAACGGCCTGATACCTGGGCCGTTTGCGGGTGGCGTCGGGAAAATTGTAGTCGGAATAAAGGTCGCAGCGCACAAGCTGCGGCAGGTTGTCGGCGTCCTGCATGGCGGCCTTGACAAGCTCGTTGAGCTTTGCCGCGTCCAGGGTGCCGTCGTGGCTGGTGGCGGCGGGCCCGTAGGACTGCACCGCGATGGTGGCGCTATAGATGCCGTCCTCGCAGCCGGAGTCGGTCTTTTCCACTACCACAAAGCGGGCGGGGGCCGGGGTTGGCACGCTCAGCCGCACCGGCACGTCCAGCCGCTCGGCCAGAAAGCTGCGGATGGTTTCTTCGATCATTTCTTCCTCTGGTAGCTCCTTACGGTGATGACCCTGCCGTCCTTCAAGTGGCGTTTGTGCTCGTGCACGGTCGCGCCCTTCCGGCTGGCTGATGTGGCTTTGAGCAGGGTGTTGTGGGCAGAGTTGTCGTCAACGGCCTGCGGGGTGGCGGTCTCCACCACGGCCACGGCGCGGGTGGCGGCCACATAGGCCTCGTACCCATCACCGCAGCGGTCTTTTACGGTATCGGCCCGCGCCTTCAGCACGGCCTGCATTTCCGGGCTGCGCATGAGGGCGCGCACCCCGGCGCGGTTCAGCTCGAAACGGACTTTACTCATCCCTTACCACCTGCACCTTCTTGTTCCAGCACAGGGGGATCATGCGTTCGATGCCCTGTACAACGCCCCCGCAGGTGCGGAAGCGCTGGCCGAAAAACTCCACCTGCACGTCGTTCCAGTCGTGGGCGTCACCCTTGGGGATGGCCAGCGTGTAGGCCAGCCGCCGCCCGGTCAGCTGCAGTTCGGTGGTGATCTCCTCGGCAGAGGGTTCGCCCACCAGCACGTTGTGCACGGTGACCGGCGTTTCGGCATAGACCGGGGCGTCGGCCTCGTCGGTGCCGGTCTGGGTCTTTTCGTACAGGGTGACGTCGATGCCTTTCAACATAAGTCCTCCAGCGGGCTGCGGGCCCCCACGCGGCTGCCAACGCCCAGCAGCTTCTTTTCCAGTTTGGACAGATACAGCTCACCCGAAGAGCCGCCGCTCATGGTCCAGCTCTGGCTGTAGCCCAGCGCGGTGGCGGTGCCCTGGGTGGACCCCATGGGGAAGCTGACGCCGCCGGTGCTGTCGTCCTCGCCCAGCTGGCGGCGCACCATCCGGCAGGAAACGAGCCGTTTGGCGTCCTCTCCGGCGTCCGGGTTGTAGGCGTCGATGATGACCGCCGCCTCGCTCAGCAGGGCGCTGCAGCGCTCCTGTTCGTCCTTGGAGAGGGCACGGAACCCGGCTTCCACATCAAACACTTCGGCGTAGGTCATGGGAACACCTCATCAGGCTTCGGTCTTGGTCAGCTTGTTGAACACGGTGGTGTCGCAGCGGAAGCCCACCTCGATCTCGGCACGCACGGCGAACATGTTCTGCTGGAACAGGTTGATGGTGGTGGAACCGTCGGTCAGGGTGGCCTGGTCGGAAATTGCGATCTGCACGCCCTCCACGGTGCCGTACATGGCCTGCGACCAGTCACCGGCAAAGCCGACAACGTGCTTCTTGGCGGCAGTGGAATCCGCGATGTAAGCACCCTTGCTCTGCAGGGTCTTTGCGCCCAGGATCATGGGCACGGCACCCTCGGCCACGTTGTTCAGGAACAGCGGGCGGCCGGTGGTGTCCCCGGCGTTCAGCAGGGCGGCCTTGCCCTTGGGGGACAGCACCCAGCCGTTCAGGATGCCGTTGTGGTCGGAGATGTCGGCGTCGGCAGCCACAAGGCCCTGATAGGCATTGGTGCCGATCTCCTGCGCGGTGCAGCCCTTCAGGGTGTCGAAGTTGGAGCCCGGCACGGTGACGCCGCCAAACACCGTGGCGTCGAACTTCTGGGCCAGTGCCAGCGGCAGACGCTTGACCAGCTCGTCATACAGGGCGGGCACGTCGCGGCGGAACTGGTTGGAGAAGGGCACGATGACGGCCAGCGTGTAGGGCTGCATGACCTTGGTGGCCAGCGTGCCGCGCTTGACGGGCTTCTTGTCGGTCTCACCGACCCATGCGGCCTCCGGGTCGCCGGTGATGACCGGGATGGTCACGCCCAGGCCCGGCAGCTTGATGGAGCGGGCCAGCGCCATGACGGCGGAGCTCTCCTGCGTTTTCTGCAGGATCTCGCTGGACACCTCACCGGGCAGGGTGATGGTGGTAGTGCGGTTGATATCAGTTGCCATAGAAAAAACTCCTTTGCTGTTACTTGGTCACCTGCGCGAACCAGTCAGCAAACTGCTGGCGGGTGGAGCCGGTGGGTTTGTTGCGGACTTCGCCGCCGTCCCGGACGCTGGGATAGCCCGGCTGTGCAAACTTGAGGATGGCCTGTGCCTGTGCAGTGCAGGCTTCTTCGGTGTCGCCGGAAAGCAGTTCGGCAGGCACGCCGGTGGCGGCCGCCACCTTGCCGCGGAGGTCCCGCAGGGTGTTTGCCTTGGTCATGCTGTCCAGCTGCGCCTGCAGCTTTGCGGCCTTCTCGTTTGCCTTCTGCAGCTCGGTCTTGCCCGCTTCCTGCGCGGCATCGAACTGCTGGGCCTTGGCCTTCAGATCGTCGTAGTCGGCGTATTTGGAGCGCTCCCGGCTCAGCCGGTCGGAGATGATGGCGTTCATCTCGGCCTGGGTGAAGGTGCGCTCATTGTTCTGCTGCCCCTCGGCAGCGGGGGTGGTGGGTTCCTGATGTACAGTTTCTGCCATAGTGGTAAATTCCTTTCCCGGCTTTTCCGCAGCCGTGGCGTGTATTTGCTGTGGTTTACAGCGTGGTGCCGCCTGATGGGCTCGAACCATCGGCCCGCTGCTTACGGGGCAGCCGCTCTTCCTGCTGAGCTAAGACGGCATGAAAAAAGCACCGTGCTTTTGCACAGTGCTTTGAAAATGGGCAACAAAAAACCACGGTGCGGGTGCATCGTGGTTTGATTACTGGTCTTGTTCCCAAGACCACTGTTTGAACTTGTTGAATGCGTCCACCGCTTCAGGTGGAATCTGGTCAAATTGTTTGGACGAAATGGCTTCACGGTAGGGGTCGAAAATATCAATCAATTTTTGAATATCCGCCGGGTATTTCAGAATGACCATTATTTTCGCCTCCTTAATGACATGAATTCTGCTTCGACTTCATCAAAACGTTCGCCTAAATACATATCAGCTGCGTATTGGCTCAACTCTCTTACATTATCGCGCGTGATACCCAGTTTGTCAATGCGTCCTTTGCACTTTTTGCACAGGGCATCAAGATATTCTGCACGGTTTTCACGGGTGATAACCCAGCCGGACTGCCGGAAGTCCTCGGCCTGTTTCATGTGCCACATTTCGTGAGCTTCGATTACTCCGAAACCACCAGAAGCGTCTTGAACAGTCTTTTTGCCAACGCTTTCCGCATAATAAACAACGTTCTCGCACGGGTCGTAAATACCGACTGCGCCGCGCAGCTCGTTATCGCCGACAACGATAATTTTGGGCTTCCGGTCAAGGCTGATACCCCAGTCGGCAAGCGCTTTTTCGGTGTTCTGATTGATTCTATGGAGAGCTTTCGGCTTTATTGTTGCCTGGTCTGAAACATAAACCGGCGTTTTGTAAGATTCAACCTGTCTTACAGAGAGTTTGATTTCTTCCGAACGCCGAATCAGAGACATCTCGCTGACTGCGCCTCTGTCTTTTCGGTACGCCTGAGCTGCATACGCCGCCCGTTTCTGGGCATTGATGCGCTCCCGGTTGGCCGCATAATCAATCCGCCGCCATGCGTTCACGTCACCGCCCGCCTCCCGGTACTGCCGGAGGTATTCTTCCGGGTCGTACCCGGCAACGTCAAAGCCACGGCTGAACCGCACCGCGAACTCGCAGTCACAGTTGGCGTGGATGTGCTGGGCGTGGCCCTTCTTCAGCAGGTTCTTGCTGGCCCGCTGCCAGCCGTTGGAGGCCAGCATCCGGCAGAACGGGCAGGCGTCGCCGTGGGGAACCCACGCCCATTCGGCACCGTCCCGGATGGCGTTGTGCACCGTGGTATCGGCCCCGGCCTGCTTGACCATGCGGGAAACGCCGCTCTGCAGGTTTGCCGGGCTGTCCTGCGTGGCCTTGACCATGCCGGTTACCTCGCCATAGGTGGCGGTGGGTGCCGGTTCTGCGGCGGGCAGGGTGACCACCTGCGCCTCGGCCAGGGCGTCGTACATCTGGCAGGCCAGCTCTGCGCTGCCCTCGCCGTACTTGGTCACAAGGGCATAGGCGTAGCGGATGAGGGCGTCGGTGTCAGCTTCCGGGTGCCCGTCCATGTACTCCCGCATGAGCTGCCCGGCCTTCTGGTTCAGCCGGGAGAGCCGGGAAATGTAATCATCCCACGCCGCTTGTGTCAGTTTCATCTTCCATCTCCATCAACACCTGTGCACCCCGTGCCCGCTGCTCCTGCGCCTTGATGCGCCGGATGTCCGCCTGGTCAAACCCGATCATCTCCAGGAACGTGTCCGTGCCGGCGAACTCCTGCCGGGCGGATGCGATCTTGATGGCGGCGTCGGCAGTGACGGCCACGCTGGGCATGGCGGGGTTCTTGAAGTGGGCCATGATGCCGGTCTCTTCCTCGGTCAGGTCGGCCAGGCGGCAGTCCCGTGCCACGGCCTGTGCCATGCAGGCAATGGTGCGCAGCGCGTCGCCGTTGCCGGTGTTCAGCTGCTGGGCCAGAAGCACCAGCGTCTGGCTCTGGGCAAGAATGGCGTCGCTGCTGGTGGGGTTGGCGTCGTTCACAACGCCCACGTCGGTCACGGTCAGGCCGGTGGCCGCCGCAAACTGGGTGGCGGTCATCCGCATCTTCTCCACATGAGGCGTCAGGCCGCCCTGTGCCAGCTGGCCCAGGGTCGGGTTCTCGCCGGTCTCCGGGTTGGCCGTGGCGGCGATGATGGCTCCCATGTAGGTCTTGAATTTGTTGGAAATGATGGCGTCATACTGCTCATCGGTCACGCCGAGGATGTACTTCTGGGGCGTGGTGGCAAATTCCAGTGCGATGGTGGCGTTGGCTGCCGTGCGGATGTAATCGTCGATCAGAGCGCGGATGGGCTTTTTGAGCCGGGAACGGCCGAAGGGCTTGGAGTTGGTGGCGTTCCAAATCAGCGGTTCCATCAGTGGACGGCCCATCTTGTGGGCGTAGCGCTGCGCCGTCCAGAAGCTGCCATTGGAATGCAGCACAATGACCGTGTCATCTGTGTAGAAGTTGACCACGGAAGGCCGCCATGTGCCCTCGAAGTGCTCATCCTTCACGGTGTCCACGATGGCAAGGCCGCAGTCGATGCGGCCCTTCTCGCCGCTCCAGAGGGCGGCTGCCGTGGCAGGCGAGTGGAACCGGATGCTGCAGCCGATGGCGTTGTCCCCGGACAGGGTGGCAAAGGTGCAGCCGTATTTCAGCTCGTCCCGGCAGGCCTTGGCGTACTGTGCCACAAGGCGGTTGTCGGCCACCAGCTTTGCAAGGCTGTCCAGACTGCCGCCGGTGCCCACGAAGCCGTCGAACATGCTCCGCGCTGCCAGCACGTCCACGGCCTTCTGGCCCCAGCTGCAGCCCACTTCCAGGTTGCGCAGGCCCTGCGGCAGGGCAATGCCAAGGTTCACGTCCTGCAGGGTGACGTGGCCCTCGTAATATTTATCTTTCAGGCGGTTGCGGCTCTGGTGGTAGTTGTAGGCGTCGGCCAGATCCTGCAGCTGCTGCAGTTCTTCCGCGCTCAGGCCCTCCACCGGGCCAAAATTCAGGGTGACGAACATGGTGCTCCTTTCAGCCGATGCGCATCTTGCGGGTAGGGTCGCGGCGGCAGGTCTTTGCGCCCCACAGAGCCAGCGCGCAGGCTTCCACCGGCAGGCTGTTCTCGCCGCCAAAGCCAAAGCCGCCCGCAAGGGGGCGCTTGGTTGCGGTGACAGCGCTCTCATTCAGGGCGGTCTGGGGTGCGTACCAGGTCAGGCCGCCCTCGCTCACCGCGTTGGTGAACAGGCTCACGGCGGCGATCACGTCCCGTGCTCCGGGCCGGACGACCGCGTTCTTTGCCTTCCAGACTTCCCGGATGCGCTCCACCAGCACGTCCACGCCGTTGCGCCCGTCGATGACCACGCAGCTTGCCCTGCCGTACCGGTCACACAGCCAGTCGGCCAGCCATGCAAGGCCCTGCCCGGTGGGCCGCAGGTCGATGAGAGAAACGCGGGCGGGCCCCTCCTTCGGGATGACCGCGCCGCACAGACACACGGAACTGCCGTCGGCGGCAAACTTGACGCCGTAGGCGGTCTTGCCCTCCGGCTTTTCGTCCTCGCTGGCGCAGGCTGCCCACGCCTTGCGGTCGAGGGCATAGTCCAGATGTTCGGTGGCCACCGGGCTCCACCAGCCCAGGCGTTCCCGGGCGAAGGTGTCCGGGTCCAGCTGTTCGCTTTCGCCCTCAATGGTGCCGTACTGGATGCGCCGCCCCAGTGCCGGGTTGGCCGCTGCCCAGCGGGCGGGGTCCTTCACGTCGCCGATCTCCGGCACGCTGAACTCGAACCACGCGGCCTTTTTGGCTTCGCCCTCCAGTGCCCGCTTGCGCAGGGCCCGGAACACGGTGCCCACGGCATCCGGGCCGGGCGGGGTGCCGACGTAGATGGTCTGGGGGTTCAGGCTGGCCGAAATGGCCGGGATGAAGCTGCCCTGTGCGGTCTCGTCCAGCTCCTGCGCCTCGTCGAAGATGAGCAGGTCGCCGTGCTGGCCGCGTCCGCCGTTGCGGGTGCGGGCCAGAAACTTGATCTTTGCGCCGCTCTTCAGGATGATCTGTTCGCGGCCCAGGGCGGTGCGGATCTCGGAAACATACCGGCGCATTTTCGGCCCCTCAAAAAAGGCCCGCATTTCCTCAAAGGTCTCGGTGGCGGTCTTTTGCAGGTGGGCCGTGTAGATGACCGTTTCGTTGAACATGAGCATGCCGGACGCCGCCCGCCCCTGCACCAGCAGGCTCTTGCCGTTCTGGCGGGGCACGCTGCCTCCTGCCGTGGGGGCTGTCCATTTGCCGGACACGGTGCGGCCCATCCAGTCGTCCAGGATGTCGCTCTGCCACGGGTCCAGCACGGTGCCGCCCGCCCGCAGGATGCGCACGGCATCCGGTCCGTCAGTGGCCCGGTACTCCGGCGCGATGCGTTCGGACGGCTCCTGGCTTCCCATCATTTTCACGCTCTGCGAGGATCTCGCCGATCTCGTCGCCATCGTCGTTTGCTCCTTCGATCTCTTCAATTTCCCGGATGGTCTCCCGGTACTGCTTGGTCAGCTGAGGCAGGGCGCGGCAGTCCTTGCAGGTGTCGATGCCCGCCGCCAGCACCTTGGCCAGCTGTTTGAGCTGCTCCAGCCGGGTGCCCCGTGCCGTGATGCTTTTCATGGTCGCCATGGCCTGACACCCCTTTCAGAATTTTCCTGTGTGTAAATCGGCGCTGGACGGCACAGGGTGCGCCGTGGGCGTGGGAGGGGGCCCCTCCCCACCCCTCACCAGTCACCGTCAGAAACCTTCGGAACGCGCAGGAATTTGCCCGATTTTGGGCCGTTTTGACCGGTTTTGTTGCCCTTTTGCGCGTTGCAGAACCAGTGTGCGGGTTGGAGGTTATTCCAATCTTCCGCTGCTGCCCGCGCGGACGGGTAGCCGAACTCCCGCCAGCGGGAAACGGGCTTGATCTCGTCCACCACGAAGGACAGCGGGTGCTGCGCGTCGGAAGGCTCATCGTAATGGATCGGACCGAAACGTCCGTGACAGATGCCGCATTCGCCGCCCATCGCCCGGAGCCGGGCCCGGTGACGCCGTCGCAGCTGTCCGTTGGCATAGCGCGGGTTGCCCATGCGGTTCACCTCCTGACAGACAAAAAGCCTGCACATGGCAGGCAGATCTCCGCCCCCCGGTAAACACCACCGGGGCCTTTGCATGGGCGGGGGTGCTTTGCGGAGGGGGCAGGGTACAAAATGACCCCGGGGTACAAACGAGGCCGGGGGTGGTAAATATGGAGCCGTTGGCCGGACTTGAACCGGCATCGTGACCCGCCCTGACCGGACGGTGCTCTGCTTGAGCTACAACGGCATGGAATGTGCACAGCTGCCCGCAACGGCAGCTTGCTGGTCAGAATGGAAGGGAAACCGCTTGGCTATGCTGCCATGCACATTGTGGGATGATGTCCAGAACCCGCGTCTATTCAAAGGCCCCGCCGGGTACAGGCCCGGACGGTGCCGCTGGATAGCAAAGCAAAATGCCCGGCTGGTACATTCAGGCTGTTGGTCGGTAAGGTGTTCCCCTGTCGCAGCCGGGCAATGCAAAAGCCGCAGGGTGTTGGATGTTGTCCAGCTCCTTGCGGCTTTCGCAGTCTAATAATATCACAGGCAAAACATTGAAAAACAGTGCAAGTTGCCCTCAAAACATGGTATTGTATTGCAAAGTGCCCCCAAAATATGGTATTTACTGGCGTTCTGGAACGTCCAGCGCCTTGACGGCTCTCTTGTGCCGTCTGTATACGCTGCTTACTTCCATGCCCATCTTGACGGCGATCTGCTCCCACTTCTTGCCACCGATGTACCGCAGGTACAGGATTTCATAATCCTGTATGTCCACGGTCTGGTTCATGACGCTCAGGATCTCCTTGCAGATTCTCTGGCACTCCATCACCTGCGCGTTGGCTGCTTGCATAGCGTCCGTAATGCGTTCCACAGAGCGGGGCAGCGCCTGACCGTCACCAGCGCCGCCGGGAACAGGGGAGAGCATCTGCGTGATATGCTCCGCGTCTGTACGGTACCGCTCTACCTCTTCCAACTTGATTTTTTCCAGCTTTGCGGCCTTGCGGTACCGCCGTAACCATTCCTTTTTTTCTTCATAGGTCATCGGACTGCATCCTCCCTTTATTCCCCCATAAGGTTGTCCATCAGGTGAAACATATCCAGCTGCGAGGTGTATGCGCTAAAGCGTTCCTCTTGCCGGTCGAAATACTCTTTGCAGAGCTCAAACCCTACAAAGGACAACCCGGCATTGTAGGCTGCAATCCTGCTACTACCGCTGCCGAGGTGTGTGTCAAGCACTTTCCATCCCTGTTTGGCGTACCGCTGAAAAATCCAGTCATACAGGGCAACGGGCTTTTGTGTCGGGTGGATTCTCTTCTCGTTCAGAGCCTTATTTCCCTGCATGATGTACCCCTCTGAAATGCTCTTTCCCTGTAGCATACCGTTCCACATGAACCGGAACAGACGCACGCTGTCAAACAGATCTGTTGCAGCAAGCTCACAATCCGAGAAACTTGTGCTCTGGTTGCATTTATCCCACACGATCCTACCGGGTGCAAACTCGTAGTCGAAATAATTGCAGCCCCAGACGATATAGTGCGCAGCTACCCGGCGCAGTTCGTCAAAATAAGCCTTGCCCGGAGCCGACCACGATTCCGTCACAGGGTAGTCAACACGATGAACGCCGATCTTGCTTGACTTGCAGCCATAATACCCGCGGCGCTCTGGGCCGGAAAAGTATGGAGGATCTACAACAGCAAGATCAAAATGCCCGTCAGGGATTTTCGCCATACCCTCCATGCAGTCCATGTTGTAGCAAACACTTATGTTTCCATCCATAGCCCGCTCACCCCATAGAAACATACCTGTTTTCGCACTGGACGTTGTTGCAAAAACGCTCGGCGCCAATGACTTTCAGCAGCTTGCCACAATTCGGGCAGAATTTAGGCACCCCGCGTGTCTGGTACGGGTTTCCATCTGCCTTTGTTCCACCCGCTTGCAGCAGGTGAGCCATACACGCAATAGAGCCGGGCTCCACCACCGCCATACAGTTATGGCGTGCCTTGCAAGAACTACAATCCATTTTTGCTTGCCTCCTGTTTACCACCCCGCCGGGCAGCCTTTTGTTAATTTGCGGTCACACAAGTAAAGTGCTGCGTCATCTTGTCAAATTCCAGCCCGGCATTGCCTACGCGGCCCTCTTTGTTTTTGGTCAGGCGGCTGAAATAGGTGTCACCATCAGCGGACAACAGCAAAATGGCATCCGCGTCCTGCTCGATCTGGCCGGATTCACGCAGATCTGCGTTGGACGGTTCAGCCCGTGCAGCGTTACGGTTCAGCTGGGCCAGAGCCACAACGAGGATGCCGGTTGTCTGGGCCAGTTCATGCAGCGCAATGGAGATCTCTGTGATGGCGTTGTATCGGTCGCTGCTGCCGCGCTCATGGATCAGCTGCAAATAGTCCACGAAAATGATATCTGCTTTCATGCGGAGGGCCTGCGCCTTGATCCACGCCACACCCTTGCCAGCTGCGGAACGGATGAACAGCGGCCAGCGCTTCATATCGGCCAGCCGGTCAAGTTCGTTCATGGACAGCGTTTTATTTTTGACCGCCGAGAGAGGAGCATACAGCTGGTTGGCAATCAGACGGGCCTGCAATGTGGCCGGGTCTGTTTCCAGCGAGAAATAACACACACGCTTGCCCTGCTTGGCCATGCCAGCAGCAAGCTGGAGGCTCAGAGCAGTTTTGCCTGCGCTTGGTCTGCCGCCGATCACGAAATAGTTGCCGGGCACGAGGTGCAGGTTTTCGTCCAGCTTGGACAGGCCGGTGCGGATGTACTTGGGTTTCTCGTCCAAATGCCGGATATAATCATCCAGCAAATCACCCACGCTCTGAAAATCGTTCTTTTCAGTGTGGATATCCAGCGCCTGCCCCATCTGCTGGTAAAGATCCGGCAGATCATCAAAGGCGGTTGCAGCATCCACAGCCCTAAAGGCAAGGCTCTGGAAACGGGCCTTTGCGGCATCCTCCATGATGATCCGCGTCCACTCTTCCACGCGGTCACGGGTCAGCCGGATGCACTCACTCTCACAGGAGGCCACGCAGGACAGCAGGTTTTGCTTTTGGTCTGGGTATTTTGCCGCGATCTGCATGATATCCAGCAGGCCCTTTGTGATCCAGAACCCTTGCACGGCTGCAAAGGTGGGCTGCAGTTCAGGCCGGAAATGTTCAATGCTCAACTCCGGCAGGGAATACGGTGCCAGCTGATCGTCCATCAGCAGCGCGCCTATCAATACGCTTTGCACGTCCATCACAGATCCTCCCATGTACGCCCGCCATACGGGGTTGCAGGCTGTGCAGCGGGCTGGCCCCACTCTTTCCGGTTCCTCAGCCAGTTACGCGCTGCCGCTTTCCAGTCCTTCATCTTGGTTTTGCCCACGATCCACCCGTTAAGATCGGAAGAGCACACGTCTGAACTCCAGTCACTTAGGCATCTCGTATG